TGAAGGAAGTGTATCCACCTCCTAAAAGCTTTTTACCTTTCTGATAAGCCATTTTTGCCTCCTATTCTGATTTTGAGAAAAGTTTTTCAAAAAGTTTCTCAACGCTTCTCAACTTTTCTCAACTCTCCAATAAAAAAAAGGGGAGAACAATGTCCCCCCCCCAAGGTTTTTACTTCTTAAGTCCAATTCCTGGACCTGTGTACTTATCCGGATTCGGTGTTACTCCGGGTCCGTGAGTTGCATCATCCTCTCCCTGTCCTCTCTTTACTCCTTTTGGGCGAGGGCTGTTATCAACGGTGTTGCTACCGGGAACAATCTGCACAGATGCATCTCTGTCGATTCCTTCGTATCTCTCCATTGGTCCATTCTTTCTCATGATAAAATCCTCTCTTTCTTTAAATGAAATGTTTATGTTATGTAAATCATTGGAAAACAGGCTTGCTTCCGCAAACATCTGTTTTGCTTCTCTAATATACTTATTTGCCGGAGAGCTGCTTCCCAATCTGATTCGCTCCCGTGGAGGCTAATCCGGATACAATTCCCACGGCTACGGCATTCAGTACATCCTTTGCAGGAAAGTCTGCCATGGTCTGCATACCGACTACACCAAGGATTGCTCCAACAAGTCCGCAAATTACCGGGATATACTTGTTATCCAGCCTCTCCCATGCTTTGCATCCCATACCAATAAGGTATGTAATTACAGTAATAGCAATAACACTTCCAATTCCAAAATCCATTTTGTTTTCCTCCTATTATTCTGAATAATCCTGTTTCTTTCCTTCGTGCATGGGAAGCTCTTCAACCTCTCCCATGTACTTCTTAGCCATTCCATTACCGCCTAAAGCTTCATAAGGGTCATACAGATTGTGCTTTAAGGTGTGATACTCTTCCGATGTAATGAACCCCCTATCAATGTATCTCTTGGCTTCTCTTGCGATTCTGAACATCGCTATGCCTGTGACACAGTGACACAGCGCATCGAACTGTTCCTTCTTGATAAGGCTTTTTTGAGTCTCCTCCAGTCTCTTCCGCTCTTTCTCCTTTTCCTTGGATTGATACATAAGCATAAGTAGCTGAAAGAATCCATTACTTGCAAAGATAACGCCAACTATTGTAGCGAGAAACTGTTTATCCGTTATTAGTTCTATCATGATTCACCCCCTCTCCGGCTTCTCGCCCATCTTCGGCAATACGAAGAATCTCTTCCTCCTGTGCCTTGGTAATCCATCCCTTAGCTACAGCCCTATCAAGAAGTCTCTTATTAAGCTTTCCTTCTTCTGCCAAGCCTTTTAAATATTCAAACATTATTCACCTCCTAGCGTGTCGAGCACGAGCGTATCAATTACTGCTTTGAGTTCGGCATTTTCCCTTGCCAGCTCTGCAATCTGCTCCGCCTGTGAAGGAATCCTCTCTGCCTTCTCTTCGCCAACTCGAACAAACTGCAGCTCACCTTTTTCATCTCTTAGCTCCCTCATTTTGAGATTGTAAAAAGCCCCCTCTTTGTAGATGCATGGTTCTTTTAAATCCCACATGGAGGACTCCATGGCGTATGCAGTAGCACCATAAATAGCCCTTGCCCCCATGTCTGCCTCAGTAGGGCTATCGAAAATCGTGATAGCCATTACCTCATGCTCTGCCGTGTCTGCGTTCGGCAGAATCAACGCAAAATCTCTCTTCATTGCTTCTTCTCCTTCCTTTTAGGTAAATTAAAAAAGGAACTCCATTTCTGGAAATTCCTTTCATGCACAATATTCAGCTAGTGGCTTTAGCTTCCGTCATTCATGGAAGAACCCCATGCTATGTAGATACAGCCAGTTCCCCCGCGACCGCCGACACGTGGGCCGCCATACCCTCTGGCATTTGCTCCGTTACCGCCATTGCCTAAACCATCCGTTCCACTTGCACCTTCTGAATCATTACCCCTATTTCCCGCCATGCCTCCGGTTGAATACAGAACTCCATTAAAACCTGTAGTGCTTGTATGCTGTCCATAACCAGGTCTAATACTGTCGAAATAATAAGTAGTTTTGTCTCCCCTCCGTCCTTCAGAGATACTTGGATATGAACCGCTACCGTCATTTCCGTTTGAACCAGGCGAACCGCTGTATGCCGCCCCACCAGAGCCACCATCTCCACCATTGCTATAAAGATGATTATTATAGTTTCTGAATCCATTACGCAACGGAGACCGTCCGTGTTGCGAACGAATCGAACCGAACACGGTGTCTAAACCTTGTTTATACACTCCACCAAGATTGTTAAAATCAGCACTAGCAGACGGTATTATCCACGGTATGCCCTGTCCGGGTGTAGCGTCCATATAGCCAGTGGTGAAATATCCTCCACCTCCACCACCTCCTGGAGCGTAAAATCCGGTTCCCCATCCACCTTGTCCGCCTTGCCCAACCAAGATATAACGGATTCTTCGTACTCCTTCCGGAACTGTCCAAGTGCCAGCTCCTACCCCAAAGGATACTGCTCCACTAATTCCACTTACACGGATTGTCGCACTTACTTTCCCATCGTCGTACCACCGCCCCTCGTTTGTAGTAACATAGTTAAATGCCCGGATATACAGCTGTCGCTCTTCAAGTCTTCCTGTCTCAAAATGCACATCGGCACTATCAAGCATATAGAATCCATCCGTAATGCTCGTCGGCATACTGTCATATTTAAAAACAAAATGCACTCCGCTCCACAAGCCCTTAGTGGGTTTCGCCCATGTAAGCCGGACTTGCTTGTGCGCATACTGGGCTAGGCTAAAATTTATGATAGAGGCGATTCCGAAAGCGTGCAAAGCGGCCTTCTTGATAAATTCTTTATTCAATCCTAGAACGGCGTTTTTTCCGTCACCATATCCAGGCATATACGCCTCGCCATTAGCAACATATTTTTTATAATTTCCTGCAGGAAGCGGAACGGTTACCATTCCATACATATCCTGTATAGTTGCATCAGCACCTACAATCGCTACGCCTCCTCGGTTCTTTCCTCCTGCTCCACCTAAAGGAATTAAAACATCGCTCATTATGAAAACGCTCCTTTCAACTTAACTCTGAAATCAACAGTTGGCTTTTCGGCTTTACAATAGAAAACCACAGAGCCGTTTTGGGCTTCTGCGCTCGTAATCAATGAAGCCATTTCATCCCAATTCTCAATTTCTGCCAAAGTATTATCCTTTGTATAGGCTTTACCCATTATAAGGCTTGCTGTAGCCTTCATCCTTTGGATATTGACTGTCTGCCTGTATGGAGATGTACTGGTCCATCCACTAGCACTTAAAAGAACGGTCTCTTCGTCTTTCAATCCGGCTTTCAGAGTGTTCAAGTCAGAGGCAAGGGCATAAACCAATGTATTATCAACCTTAATTTCTAGCTGTTCGCTGTTCTTGAGCTTCAAGAACCAATTCATAATTACATTAACTGGCTTTCCTTGCTCATACCTTGGCATAAAGTCCGGCTCACTCGCATAGGCATAAGCAAGTAGCGTTGGCTTGCTGTCACCTTCCACCATTGCCATGAGTTGAAATATTCTCATGCGGTAGCTCTCTGTCAGAGGCGTTCCGTTGTTGTTTTCGTTGTTTATATCAACCTTGCAGACAATTCCATTATTACTGCTGCTTACTCTTGATATGAGAGCCTTGTGCTTGTCGTAAGCTGTGGATGCGTTCAAGGCTTCGACTTCCTTTGCGATGTTCCCGGAAATTTCCTTGTCTGCAATAACTACATACTTGATAAGCAATGGTTTCTTACTGGCAAGGCTTCTTTCGATAAGCTCTTTTCCTTTGTTTGTGATTTTAGATTCTGAAAAGTATCCCATTAGTTCCCCCATTCCGCAAATACAGTAAATTCAGTAAGGGATTGAATAGCACTCCCAATGAAATCTTCTGAAATTGCTGTTCTTGTAACATTTACATTTTTCAGAGTATCCCTAAAAGCTTTCACGTTTTCCAAAGTAGTAGCTACAGCTTCAAGCTCACTAGCTACCAATGCTCCGCCTATAGATATAGAAAACTCTGCGTTCCCTGTCTTTGTTACTTCCGTTTCGCCAAAGATAGTATCAGAAAGTCTTGATATAGCCTCCAAGCTTCCGCTTAGATAGTTACTGTCAAAGGCAAGCTTTACTAGCTCACGCTTCTTTTCAAGGGCATGCCCCCTGTTGTAATACGGAAGTCTGAAATCTATAGCCAAACAGTCAAGAATCCATTCATCCAAGTTATCAATTTCGGATAGTAGGAAGACATTGTTCAACATTCCCTGGAAATACTGAAAGCCAACTTTCATTGCATAGGACAATGCTTGTATATCCACATCCTCTTTATAGGGGCTTGAAAGTAAATCAATCATTTCTCCTTCTAAGAACTTAATCATCTTCCCACCCCTTAAAAGTAACGCTCATGCTAGTGCAGTTTGCAATCTCGTTTCCATTGATGGTTATAAAGTTCGGATTCGTTACAACAACTCTCTTTGCTCCGCTAACCATACAACGCCGGACAAGCTCGTTTTGGTTAATGTCTCTTCCAAGCTTGGACCTTTGCCATGTTACATAGTCCTTTACAGAATCCTCTACAGCTTTCTTAATCTCCGCTTCTCTGTACTTGTCAGATTCATAGAGGTAGTAGCCAATGTCTACGCTATAGTTTCTTGCTGCAGGCTTCCTAAAATTAAGCGTATCCGTAAAAACAGGCATTTTATCCCAATCAATAGCAGCTTTAACCTCTGCAAGGTCATTGTCGCTGTATTGGCCTGTTTCATTATCCCATAGCATAACTACATCAATCTCCGTGGAGTTAGGCCGCTTTCCAAGGTAAACATCCTTGATATGTTGGCTTGCTTTCTTTATCCAGTATTCATAAGAACGCTTAGTACCGCCATTAGTATAGCTATCCGGATACAGATAGATTCTTTCTCTGAAATCATCATCGGATTCCAAGTCAACTCCTCCGGAGCTTTCTGTGGTATTCTGCACAGATTGAACAAATGGGATATTATCCACAAGCTTTGTGATTGTTCTCGCCTTGTATCCGTTTCCAATTACTCCGGGAACTCTACATTCAGCATCCACATCCCCGGTAAGCTCTCCTTTGCCAATGCTTAGTTCCTTTACTGTCTCAAAAGTAAGCCCTGCTTCCGTTGACACCTTCGTTCCTTTCGGTACGATAGAGTTTGTTGCCTGTACTCCGCTCAAGGTAAATCTAAGAGTAGAAATGGCTTTCTTTGCCTTAAGGCGTTGCAGTCCTTTAAATGCCCCTAGGTTATCAAGGAACGCTCCTTTAGAATACTTAAGCAATCCCATCTTCCCGGAAAAGTCTATTTGCTCGTAAGCATGGAAAAGGTAATAGGCACAAGTAGAAAGAATGATTCTCCTGTCGTCAGACTGCGGAAGAGCTTCTTCTACTCCTGTTAGTTCTTTTCTCTTTCTTTGAAAGGCCGATAGCATTTCTGCTTCCAATTTTTCTGCAGTCATGCCCTCGATAAAATCAACTTTTGGATAGCTTTCAAAAACTCCCATTCTACCTCCTTTTCACATGGACAATAGCCTGTATTCCCTCTTCCCCATGGTCTATATACTCTATATAGTCCACGGCTACACCGGGAACATACTTTTCCGTCTGTGTTACAACCTCTACGGTAAATCTATTCTGAAAAATCGGAGTAGGCTCTGCAAGAATCTCCCACAAAAGCCCAAAATCCCTATGCATGGGGATGCTTCCACGCCTTGTCTTATACAAGGTGGATAGTTGCCTTATGATTGACTCTTCCAGTTGTTCTCTTTCGTTTGATTCGATTCTGAAATCCATTATTGATACTCCTTAAAGGTTACATCGACTTCAATTCTTCCGACTTCTCCGCCTTTGTGTATCTCTTCCCATTCAGAAGAAATATTTGTGATAATGCACCGCCTATCCATAATGGACCTATTTCCAATGATGAGATACTGTGCCTGCCTATCTCGCATAATCTTCCGGAGGAGTTCGTACTGTTGCCTTGGTCTAAGTCCTAGCTCCACGGAAAACACAATATGGAGTGTTACTTCGTCCAGTTCCTCGCCTGTTACTTCTAAGCGACCTTTCCAACCAACTACCGGATGTTCTTCGGTCTTTAATCCTATGGTGGATTTGAAGTCTGTAAATGTCCTTGTCTGTTTCCCCTTGTGGAAAAATGTAAGCTCCCCAAACTGTCCTATCATCGTTTACCCCCCTAAGCTTGCAACCTTTGCTTCCAATATAGACAGCCTTTGCTCTAACGCCTTGATATTCACTCCTGCAAGCTCCAAAGTGTCTCCCTGTGCCTTTATAGCTATAGAATCAGTAAGCTGCTTATAAAACAGACCTTCCCCTGTTTCCTTTGGCAAGTCCTCTTCGGAATAGAATCCGCCAAGGACAACTCCAAAGGATTCTCCATTGGATAAATGCAGGACAAGCACTTGCTCCCCTACCTTTGGCATTTTATATTCCCCTGTAAAGGAAAAATAAGGTAGCTCTGCCGTTGCTAAGTCGTTCATATCCGTATAAACAACGGACACCATGGCTTTCTGATAATTTACTGTTCCTACAGTTCCGATTCTGATGTTATCCATGCTTATACCCTCTGAATAATCTTCCTAGCAGTTACGCTTTGTGTTAGTCCTCCGTTGTCCAAAGTTACATCCACTCTATCAACAAAATACTTACCATCGCATACACCACAGTTTTTTATCTCGATGTTGTAAGTGGAGAACAATCCATAGTCAAAGACTGTAGGCTTAAAAGTAATAGTTGTCGTATTCTTGTTTTGTTCATTCAGCCTAGCCTTTGCTACCTTCTCTGCTTCTGATTGGTCTTGTACTTGCTCATTGAGATACAGAACCTTTTCTTCCGTTCCGACCTTAACCGTTATTGTTTCTTGTTTCTTTTTGGGGTTCTTATACCTTAGTTCTGCGCCTGTATAGAATCCTTGCAAAGAAGTGGTCCAGTTATAGTCCGACTGTATCTCGTGTGTAGTCCAGTCTGTAAAACCCTCATTGCTTCCGTTTGTAGCACTACTAGGATACTCTCCATAGAAATTGTATATCCCCCTTGCCTCGTAAGCTGTTTCGTCATACAAAACAAAGCCTGTCTTATAACATTTCATGCAGATTCCGTACTTCTTACAAACATTCTGCAGGAAGGATAGGTCTGTCTCATTGGTCTGCTCTATCTTTTCTATGGTTACATCCTGGCAATTAAAAAAGAGATTCGGCATATTGTACTTGCCTTGAATCTCTTCCACTAATTGCCGTAAGGTTACATTCGTCCAAGCTTTGGAGCGTTGTCTGTCCTTTAGCTCTGAATCGGCCGGCTGTGATACTCCTTTCACAGTCATGACTCTTGGTGCGCCTGTAATAGATATTTCATCAATCACAAAGTTTCCGCAATGGTATTCCTCATGCTTGCCATTTACATACCAATTCCGCATGATAATGTAAATGTCCAAGTCCTCCCCTTTTTGGGGGTTGAATCCGCCTGCTGCATTCATGGCGTTTAAATCAAGCTCCAAGCTTATAGAATCCAAGGTATCACAGGCATTGTCCGTATATTGCAAAGAGGATAGATACTTAGTCAGATTGTAAGAACCACCATTATATAAAGCTATGGTTTCGGCGTATCTTGCTTTGGCTGCATAGTTTTCGCTTCCGTCCACTACCAATTCCTCCAATCTTCTCTATGGCTTGCTCTTTCCAGTTCCGTATTCACAGGCGGAATATTAAGCACAGTATCGGCAGAAAAAACCATCGTTCCAATCTCGCTTGGATTTGCTTCCATGAGAAGAGGGAAAAGCTTCTCTGTTCCATATACTTTTAAAGCGATTAAATCCCAAGTATCCCCTAGAATTGTCTTATAAGTATTATTTATCACTTTCCCCTCCTGTCTTAGAATGATGTTCTTCTTGTTTCTCTTGCGTATCTATCCATCATGGCTTTGAAATCTGCATAGCTGTCCGATAAAACGGACTTTATTTCATTAGCATTTCCCCCGGATATATTGATAGTGGGGCTATAGCTAATGTTCTGCTGTCCACCTACAGAAGGATTAATACCGGATAGCTCTGCATTTGCCTGTTGTAAAAGGTTTGCAGCTCTTGCGGAATTGTTCATAGGGATAACATATTCTGCATCCCCACCCTCTCCAATCAAGGCGTTTGTAGGTCCGTTCACCCTTCCGCCTACGGCAAACTTTCTTATCAAGCTAGGCTTATCCAGTCCTTTAGCCTTGGCTGTAGACTCAACCTTTGCGGCAGGATTTGCGAAAGGCGCAATCGGCATATTTACCTTTACATTCTGTCCGCTAAAGAAATTCCTTACAGAGTTCAGAATGTTCTCCATACCGCTCATGCTTCCATTCTGTAAAAGAATGTTTGTGCTAATCGGAATAGGCTTGGACAGTTCCTTCTTAAGAGCATATCCATATCCAAGTGCGAACTCCTTAGCCGCTTCGCTAAGTTGCTTTTCGTTTCCGTAAAACTTCTTCAAGAAACTCTTTCCTGCATTACTGTTTCCGGATACACTTTCAAGCTTATCCAGTTTATCAAGTGTTTTTTGTACTTCTTCCGGAATGCTCTCCATATTTGCCACTTCTTCACGGAATTGCTTAATTGGTTCTGCATACTCCTTTAAGGAATCTTTCAATCCTCTTTGCGCCTTTGAGTTCGTAAAACTTAATAAGGTTTCCTCTGTATTGTTTGCCTTTTCTCCGGGAGTCATATTGCGAATCCTGTTATCTCTTTCGTCAAACTCTTTTTCATAAGCACTAAGAAGCTTGTTAGTAAGCAATTCAATAGGCTTTGCTTTTGCTTCCATCACAACGCTTTGCCGCCGTTTCTCAATTTCTGCAATGGTGCTATCATACATAGACTGGCTAAAATAGCCGTCTTGTCCTTCCGAAAGCCCTAGTTCCTTGGATTTTTTTAAAGCGGATTCTGCATTCATCAATGAATTCTTAGCCAGTTCATCCGCATTGTCAGCCATTTCTTTTGCGTATTCACCGGATTTATTCACAACATTAGCAAAAGACTCACTTGTTAATGGGGCATTTTCTGCATCATTATTAAGTAAGCTCCACTTAGCGTTGTTTTCGGACTGCATAGCTTGCTCTTTAAGGTCGAGAAGCTGTTGTGTCAGAGTGTTGATTGTTTCTTGCTCTATGGGCGTGATAATGCCATCTTCCATAGCTTTCTTGTACTCATCGCCTAATTGCTTTCCGATTCGTTCAACATCGCCACGGATGCTTGTATACATTCCGTCAAACTGCTTTATCAATCCCTCTCCGGTAGCATCACCCTCACCAAAAAGCCCACGAATGGAGAAGTGCATAGCAATTTGCTGTTCAGACACAAGGTTAGATACTCCGGAAGCCAAGCTTTCAAGTTCAGTTCCAAGCTTCTCTGCATCTTCCTTATTGAAATCAGAGTTTACACTTAGTCTAAGCTGTAGTTTTTGTAAGCTTTCCGCTGTCCTATCAATCTCCTTACTGTATTGTCCGACTGCGGATAGTTGCTTACTTGCCTGGGAAAGTCTTTCAAAGGTTTTCTTTCCGACAATTTCCATAGCAACATCGCCAAGCTCTTTAAGAGATAGCTTCATATCACCGAAACGCTTATTAAGGTCCTTCTTTCCTTCCTTGGCATTGTAGGCATCAACGGCTCTTGCTACCCCAATAATCCCTCCGGCAAGAAGGCTTAAGCCAGTCGCCCATGCTAATACAGGATTTGCGCCCAAAGTGGTAACAAGTTTAGCAATGGACTCAATCCCCTTTGGTACTACATTGGAAGCCTTCATGAATACCGCCATGGAGGCAAAGCCAGTTACCGCACCTGTTAGCCACTCCGGATTGCTTACAAAGAACTCTCCTATTTTAATTACAGGTTTTACGAACTCGCCAAAGCCCTCTGCACCACGCTTAAGCTTTGGATAGAGTTCCTCAAGGTTTCCGATAAATTCGTCAGAAGCATAAACCATATTAGTAAATTCCTTTGCTCCATCTCTTAATGGTATGTTAATGGCATCGCTCGCCTTGATTCCTAAGTCTTGCATTGCAGACTGTAAAATCTTCGTATCTCCCCAAAGATTATCCATCTTTGTGGCAGCCATCTGCTGTAAAGAGCCATTAGCAGTTCTTAGGGATTCGTTCAAGCTATCCCATTCCTTCTGTCCGTCCTTCACAGCATCCAATCCATTAAGTAAATGAGTAAATGCATCAATATGATGTTTTCCACCGATTCTTGCCTTGTAGTAGTTCTGCTCCTCCTCGGTCATTCCGGCAAGCTTATCCCTAACCTCTGTTAAGGTCTGCTTTAAGCCCTTGAACTTTCCATTTTCAAAAGCAGAAACTCCTAACTTCTGCATGGCTTTTCCGGCTTGTCCTGCACCCGTAGTAAGGTTAATCATGATAGCATTCAGAGCAGTTCCGGCTTCTGAACCCTTGATACCTCTGTTTGCAAGTACGCCTAGTGCAGTTGCGCTATCCTCAATATCTACCTTAAGCCCTTTGAAAACTCCTCCTGTCTGAATCCATGCTTCCATGAGTTGTTCTGCAGTCTGATTGGATTTGTTGTTGGCAGTTGTCGCAACATCCAGGAATCTCTGTAAATTCTCTCCGTTCTCGCCAATAACTTCTCCTGTAGCACTCATGGAATCGGTTACAAGGTCAGAAGTTCTCGCAAGGTCTAAGTTTGTGGCTTCTGCAAGTCTTAGAACGCTCGGAAGAGCCTTTATAGAATCATCAACGCTCCATCCGGCCAAAGCCATGTACTCTAAAGCATTTGCGGATTCTGTGGCCGTCTTTGTGGTTTCTCTTCCGTATTTCATAGCCGCTTCTCTTGCGATGTTAAATTCTGCCTCTGTAGCCTTTGCAGTTCCCTTCCAAGAACTCATAGCCTTGTCAAAGTCCATTCCTACATCAACGGCTTTCTTCCCTGCCATTAGTGCCGCTGCAGAGATTGTTCCCATTGCTACAGCTCCGGCTTTACCAATCTTCTTCATGGCATTATATGGGGCATTAAGGATTTTCTCATTGTCCGCAAGCTGTTTCATTGGTCCAGGAATACCGGGAGCTGCGGCAATCTTTGCAATAT